TCGCTAGACAATTTAAAGTCTAGCATTGATGACTTAACACTCACACTCGATAGTCCACTTTATGAAACCTCTGTAACCCTATGGGATGCCTATGGGTCTGTAACTGCGTCTGCAAGCGTTACGGCTGATGGCACTAGGGTTCAATATGGTGGGGCGGCAGTAAATGGAACGGCAACAGTAACGGCTGATGGCACTCGTGTTCAATACGCTAGTGCAAGCATTGATTGTTCTGCAAGCGTTACTTGTGCAGGTACAAGAGTACAGAACGCCTCGGTAGGAATTGATGCAGTAGCAATTGTTACTTGCGATGCAATCAGGGTGCAGTTTGCTAGTGCAAGTATTACGGCAAGTGCTGATGTAACTGCTGTAGGCGGCATCGTTAAGGATGGTGTTGCCTCGATTACTGGAAATGCAACTGTTACGGCTAATGGCGGTATTGTTGCTGAAGGTGTAGCGGCTATCACAGGAAACGCTACTGTAAGCGCTATTGGTATTCGTGTTCAGAACGCTGTTGGTAGTATTAGCGGAACAGCTACTGTAACTGCTGAAGCAATCAGGGTAGCAGACGCAAGTGCAAGTGTTGAGGCTAATGCAACATTGACAGCAAATGCAACTGCTGACTATGCAGGTTCTGCGGCTGTAACTGGTACGGCTACGATCACAGCCAAGGGTGTTATTCTTGGTGAAAACTGGACACCAGTACCAGAGGACGACAATACTTGGACACCAGTATCTAGCAATTCAAACACTTGGACAGTAGTTTCTAGTGACACAAATACATGGACACCTGTGTCTGCTAATGACAACACATGGACAATACAGGCTCAAGGAAGTAACACATGGCTACGACAAAACTAACATTTGGTGAATGGATGCCTGACCAACCGAGCATTACTGGTGCTTTGGTTGACGCTAAGAATGTGGTTTCTCAGGCTGTAGGCTACGGACCACTTCCCACAGCGGCTACTTTCTCTGCTGCGGCTTCTGAAAACCTTACTACATTGGTAGCAGGGAAAACCCCAGTAAACGCCACTAAGTTGTTTGCGGCTGGCTCTACCAAGATTTACGATGTTTCTGGTGTTGGTGCTTTGACTGATGTTTCAAAGTCTGGTGGTTATACGCCTAATGCCTCTAACGATAGATTCCGTTTTACTCAGTTTGGCAATGTGATTATTGGCACTAACTATAGTGACCCAATTCAATCTTACACATTGGGAACTTCTACGGCATTTGCTGACTTAGCGGCTACAGCGCCTAAATGTAAGTTTTTGACTGTTGTTCGTGATTTCGTGGTGACAGCATTTACGACTGAAAGTTCTGTTGTCTATCCAACTCGTGTGAGATGGTCTGGAATCAACGATGAGACTGCATGGGGAACAGATCAAGTAACCCAAGCTGATTACCAAGATATTCCTGATGGCGGTCAGATTGTTGGCATCCGTGGTGGTGAATTTGGTCTTGTCTTGATGGAAAAAGGTATTAGCCGCATGAGTTATGTCGGCACTCCGTTCATCTTCCAGTTTGACAATATCTCTCGTGGCAAGGGATGTATTGCAGCAGGTTCTATTGCTCAAGTCCAAGGCATCACATTCTTCTTGAGTGACGATGGTTTCTATATGTGCGATGGACAACAAGTCACAGCCATTGGCTCAGAAAAGGTTGATCGGTGGTTCTTCTCAAATGCTGATGAAAGTGGCTTTGACACAATGTCAGCGGCTGTTGACCCTGTACGCAAGTTAATTATCTGGAACTTCAAAACTACATTTGCACAGCGTCAACTAATCATTTACAACTTCAGAACACAGAAGTGGACTTACGGAGATGCAGGTACTGATTACATTTCAGACGCTTCTACCTCTGCCACTACGCTTGAGGGATTGGATTCGATCTCTAACAGCATTGATGCTTTGACAGTATCTCTTGACTCTATTTTGTACATGGGCGGCAAATACTTCCTTGGTGGTACAAGTGGCGCTTATGTTGTTACCTATAACGGAGCAAACGCTACTGGAAACATCATTACAGGCGATTTAAACGCTGGTGGTAGATCGGTAGTTACTTTGGCTCGTCCGTTGATTGACGGAGGCTCTGCGACTGTTGCTGTGGCTTCTAGGACGCTTTTGAGTGAGCAACCATCGTTTGGCACAGCAGTAGCGGCTGATTCTGACAACAGAGTCTCACTAAGGTCTAATGGCAACTTCCATCAGTTTAGAATTGTTCCGACTGGCACATGGAAAACTGCTGTTGCTTTGGATGTTGAGTTGCAAGGACAGGGGACTCGCTGATGTTTAGAAGTCTCCCTCCTTTTGGTGGCGATCAGCGTCAAGTTGCTGAAGTTGTCCGTGGCATCATGGATGGCAAAACCAACAACACAGGGACTGTCACTCTGGCGACTGGTGGTGCTACATCTACCACTTTGAACGACAGAAGAATTAGCGCAGACAGCGTTATCTTGTTTGCACCTGCCTCTGCTGCGGCTTATGCTGATTCAGCGCCTTATGGTGCTTTTCAAGACTCTACAGACCAAACTGCGGCTAATACCACTACCGCCTACGCTATTACTTTCAACACGACAGATTTTAGCAATGGCGTAACTTTGTCAAACAGTTCTAGGCTAAATGTCAAGAATGAAGGCTTGTACGACTTGCAGTTTTCGATTCAATTCAAGAATACGACAAACGATGGTCAAGATGCTGATATTTGGTTTAGGGTAAATGGTACGGATGTAGCCAACTCAAATAGTAAGTTTTTCTTATCTGCCAGAAAATCCTCTGGAGACCCAAGCCATTTGATTGCATCTTTAAACTTCTTTTTTGACTTAAACGCTAACGACTATGTTGAAATCATGTGGCGAGTAAGTGATGTAGGGGTTTCTATTGAGCATTATGCAACTGGCACAAGCCCGACAAGACCTGCTACTCCAAGCGCCATTGCAACAATGCAATATCTAGCGCCAGCGGCATCAGCAAACATTTACGCAAGTAGCCAAGGACAAGGTACGGCAACAATTTCTCATTATGCAAACTCAACGGCTGATAAGACATACAAATATGTTGTTATTGGATAACTTTCAATCTATAATGGATTCCGTGGATGACCCGCTATGGAATCCGAAACTCTAGGAGTAAAACATGGCGACAACTACCACATCTCAAATTGACCCAACAATCCAACCATTTCTAACTTATGGTTTGACTGAGGCACAAAAGCTGTATCAAGGCGGTGGTCCTCAATACTATGGTGGTCAGACTTATGTAAGCCCATCTACTACGACTCAAACTGGTTTACAGGCTCTTGAGGCTCGTGCTTCTCAGGGTAATCCCTTACTTCAGTCTGCACAAGGTCAATTGCAAAACACTATCTCTGGTGGATTCTTGCAAGGCAATCCATTCTTTCAAGGTGCTTTCCAACCTGCGGCAACAGCGGCAGAGGCTCAGTTTAAGCAAACCTTGGGTGATGTAGGTTCTGCGGCTTCTCGTGCAGGTCGCTATGGTGGCGGTGCAATGCAGTCTTTGCAAGATCGTGCAAGCGGTCAGTTTGCTAAGAGTTTGGCTGATACTGCTGGGCAACTGGCTTATCAGAACTACGCTCAAGAAAGAGCCATGCAACAGCAAGCTACGATGGCTGCTCCACAAATGGCTTCTGCTGACTACCAAGACATTCAGAACTTGTTGGCGGCAGGTCAGGCTCGTGAGGGTTATACAGGTCAACAGCAACAAGCTGACATTGCTCGATTTAACTTCTTGCAAAACCAACCTCAACAGAATTTGCAGAACTATCTGTCATTGGTTTATGGCAACCCATTAGGTCGTGTTGCTTCATCTACGACAAGTGGTTCAGCAGACACATCAGGATTGCAAAACCTATTGGGTACAGCGGCTACATTGGGTGGGCTAGAAAAGAATACTGGATGGCTGAGTAAGGGTTGGAATACCTTGTTTGGCTCTGGTAACGAAAGTACTGTGTTAAACCCATATTTCACTCCAATACCATAAGGCAATAACATGGCTGGACTATTAGACATTTTTGGCACTAGTGGTGCTGACACATTGGGTTTGTTGGGTATGTCACCTGCTGATATTCAGCGTAGTCGTGACGATGCTCAAGCACAAGCCTTGTATGCCCTAGCAGGTAGATTGTTCCAAGGTGGCAATACTGGTGCATCTATCGCACAAGGTTTGCAACAAGGTCAGCAAGCATATAAAGGTGCTATGCAAGGTACTTTGCAAGATCAAATGCAAGCGTATCAACTGCAAGAACTCAAGAAAAAGAAAGAAGCTGAGCAACTAGCATTGGCTGAACAACAGAGAATTCAACAAGTTGTCCAGAAGGCTGTTAGACCTGAGACATTTGCTGAAACACCATTGACTAATATGTTTGGTCAAGAGGTCGCAGGACCTAATCAACCTCAACCTAGAGGCGCAGGATTGACTCAAGATGTTGTTAATCAATTGATTGGTTCTCAACAAGGTCAAGCCGCTTTAGGTCAGTTGTCTGACTTGTTGCCTAAATTGCGTAAGGCAGGTATTGGTGTTGAACAAAAAGCAGAAGACAATCCTTTCTTGGTATTTACGCAAGACGAGACTATTCCTAAAAATGTCAAGATACTTGCCGAGCAATACGCTAAAAGTTGGTCGTCTGGTCGCTTAGACCCTGATGTTTCAGACAAGCGTGTTTCTGAACTTACTGCTATGGCGCAAAGAGTTCAGGAAAAAGAAGCCGCACAAGCTAATCTTAAGGCTCAGCAAGATTTAATGGCTGAATTCCGTAGGCAAGGTTTGGCTCAATCTGCTGAGGCTCGTGCATTGCAAGGTGAAATTGCAAAAGGAAATGCAGAACTTCGTAGACTTGAGACTGAAACTAAATTAGAAGCTAAAGCTGAAGAACGCAATAAACCTATTGCAGAAGCTAAAGAGTCTATTAGCTTAATCAACCAAGCTGAGAAGCTATTGGATAAAGCCACAGCGTCTTTAACTGGTACTGGTGTAGATGTATTGGCTGGCGCAGTTGGTGTATCTACTGAAGGCGCTAAAGCAGCCGCTCAACTTAAAGCAATTCAAGGTGCTTTGGTTGCCAAAATGCCTAAGATGTCTGGTCCTCAGTCTGATAAAGATGTTTTGCTTTATCGTGAAATGGCTGGTCAAATTGGTGATTCAACATTGCCAGTTGGCACTCGTAAAGCAGCGCTTGAAACAATCCGCCAAATTCAAGAGCGTTATGCAAAAGTTCCAGAAGGTTCTAGCAAACCTGTTGAAACAACTCCATTTAAGTATTCTCCTGCTAAAGAAGATCGTTACCAGCAATGGCTTAAAAAACAGCAAGGCGGTTAATCATGGATGAACTAGAAGAATTTGAGTTCAGACGCAGATATGAGATGGAACAGGCTTCATCTAAGAAGCCACTTGCTTGGTCTGATGTTCCGCTTGAAGCTGTAAAGAGTTTTGGTCCATCGGTTGCCAATATGGTTGGCGACATATATCAAGCTGTTACAAGCCCTGTTCAAACAACAAAAGCTGTTTTAGACCTTGGTGCAGGTGCATTGCAAAATATATTGCCTGAAAAACTTGTTCAAATGATTGGTGAGGATAAGCCAAGCCGTGAAGTTGCAGGAAAAGTTGGTCAGTACTATGTAAACCGCTATGGTAGCGTGGAAGGTGCTAAGCAAGCGATTGCAAAAGACCCTGCTGGTGTAATGGCAGACTTATCTACTGTGCTTACTGGTGGCGCTATGTTGCCAACAAAAGTAGCACCTGCATTGGCTACTACTGCTCGTGCTATTGACCCATTGATGCTTACAGCAAAAGGTTTAGGTAAAACTGCTGAGTTGGGTGGTCAGGGCGTTAAACAAGCACTTGGGTTGACTACTGGTGTAGGTGGTGAGCCTATTGGTCAAGCATTTAAAGCAGGCTTGGTTGGTGGCGAGGCAGGTGAGGCGCTTAAAGCAAATATGCGTGGCAATGTTGAGCAAACTGCGGTTCTCGATGCTGCCAAACAAAACCTTGCAGAATTAGGTCGTCAGCGTCAGCAAGCCTATCGTGCAAATATGCAAAACATCAAAGGCGATAAGTCTGTTCTTGATTTCACAGGAATTGATAAAGCCATTACTGATGCTCAATCTAAGGTTGTCTTTAAAGGCAAGATTAAGAATGAGGCGGCTGCACAGAAGTTGGCAGAAGTTGAGGCTAAAGTTGCTGACTGGAAATCACTAGACCCTGCTAATTTTCATACTCCTGAAGGCTTAGATGCTTTAAAACAAAGCATTGGTGAGACTTTGGAGAGTATTCCATTTGAATCTACTCAGCAACGATTAGTTGTTGGCGAGGTGTATAACGCTGTTAAGAATGAAATTAACAAGCAAGCACCTACATACGCTAAGACAATGAAGGCTTATGCTGATGCTAGTGAGCAAATTAAAGAGATTGAAAGAGCATTGTCACTTGGCAAGAAAGCCTCTGTAGATACTGCCATGCGTAAATTGCAGTCTTTGATGAGAAACAATGTCAACACTAACTATGGTCAGCGTATGCGTTTGGCTCAAGAGTTAGAGTCGGCAGGTGGTCGTCAATTGATGCCTTCATTGGCAGGTCAAGCACTTAATCAACTGACTCCTAGAGGCATCCAAGGCGCTACAAGTATTCCAACAAGTTTGGGTGCATTTAGTCTTGGTGGTTTACCACTAACTTTAGGATATGGCGCTGTTTCATCTCCTAGAATTGTTGGTGAAGCCGCTTATGGTGCAGGGCGAGTAGGTAGAGGTTTACTTGATGCTCAGAAGATACTTCCTGAATTAGACTATCCAACAATGTTCAATCTGCTTTATCAAGCAAATCAACCCAAGGAATAAACATGGCTACTCAAGTCTTGCAAAACTGCCGTGTAGTTCCAATGCGGCTTTTTTGTAGGCTTGACTGGCTTCCTCAGAAGTCTTGTAGCAACCTAAGTGGATGTCTTTGTAATTAACTGTAATTCTTGCAACAAAGTTCTTATTTTGCTTATGAAAATAAACGCCTTTAAATCCACTTTTGTTTGTAATTCTAAGTCTTGTGTTCCTGTTGTTTTGAGCATTATTTGCTTCACGCAAGTTAGAAATCAAATTGTTTGACCTATTGCTATCAATGTGATCTATTTGTTCAGGAAAATAACCATTAAACATCATGAAAATAAGTCTATGAGCGTAGTATTTCTTTTTGTTAATTGTTACTTCTTGATAGCCGTTGCTTTTTTTAAGTCGGCTGGCTTGTTTGCCTTTAATTTTGTTATTTCTACGATCAACTTTCCAAAAAAGATGACCTTCACGATACTCAAAAAGTTCATGAAGAAATTGCTGTGTAATTTCCATATATCCACCAAAGAAAAACCCCTTGAACATCCGCAGTACCAGTGCAAACATCCAAGGGGAAGCCTATGGCTTAGAACTATTAAGGTCTGGTACACCCAAGGTCTAAGCCTACAAACATTCTTTCATAAACAAATTGCCTTGTCAACCACCAAGGCTTAAAATCAGATTAACCGAACAAGGAGTTCAAAATGGCGAAGACGAAGATAAGTGAGTTCAGCGCAACACCAGCTAATAATACCGATATTGATTCCATTAACTTGGCAGAGGGTTGTGCCCCAAGTGGTATCAATGATGCTATCCGTGAGTTGATGGCGCAACTGAAAGACTTTCAGACTGGTGCTGTTGGTGACTCGTTTAACGGACCTGTTGGAACTTCTACGGCTGCGGCAGGTGCGTTTACTACTCTGAGTGCTACTGGTGCTATTACATCTACCTTGGCTACAGGTTCAGCGCCTTTGGTAATTGCATCTACTACTAAGGTAGCTAACCTTAATGTTGACTTGCTAGATGGTGCTGATTGGGCTGCTCCTGCGGCTTTGGGTTCTACAACCCCTGCGGCTGTCTCTGCTACTACTTTAAGCGCTTCTAGCACAGTAACCCTCTCTGGTGGTACTGCCAATGGTGTTGCTTATTTAAACGGCTCTAAAGTTGTTACAAGTGGCTCTGCGCTTACTTTTGATGGGAGTACTTTTACTGTAACTGGCGGCGGTGTAATGTCTCGGTTTAGAACAGGCTCTGCCACAGATGGTCGTATAGAGTTTGCATACAACACCACGGATACTGGCTATATCAATATGCCTTCGTCTTCCTTGCTTGATATATATGCAAGGTCAGGTGTATCTCTTGCGTTTGGTGCTAACGGCTCTGAAGGTATGCGCCTAACCTCTACAGGTCTAGGTATTGGTACAAGTTCACCTTCCACAAAACTTAATGTATCTGGAAGTAGCAATACTCTTTTAATCAATGGAAGCGGAGTTAATGCCAATTATGCAAGATTCACAAGCACTGGAGGTGATGGTGTATTGGGTATTGAAAGTTCTACAGCAGGAGCAATTTGCACAAACTCATTAGCTTATGCATCATTGTTTTACACAGTTGGTGCTACAGCACTTCAATTGGGAACAAACAGTAATGTTAGAGCAACAATCAGTAGCGCAGGAAATTTAGGGATTGGTGTTAATCCTACTTATAAGCTAGATGTATGGGGGTCAACAAGTGTTGTTGGACAGATACGCAACAATAATGTAGGAACAAACACTTTTGCTCAATTGCAGTTTTCTACTTCAAATAATTATGACGGGTATTCAATAGCCGCAATTTCCGCAATTTGCGAGAACGCAAATACTAGAGCAACTGCTTTAGGGTTGTATTCCGAGGGTTCTGATGGAACATTAGGTGAAAGAGCCAGAATCGACTCCTCTGGCAACCTTGGATTAGGAGTTACTCCTAGTGCTTGGAGCGGTGTTAATGGAGTTTTTGAGATTAAAGGTAATGCGTATATTTATAGCACTACTGGTGTGCTGTCCTCTGGTGCTAATGCTTACTTCAATGGCACTAATTGGATTTATAAAACCACGCAAGCCGCAACCCGATATGAACAAGTTAATGGTCTGCACAGGTGGGATATAGCCGCATCAGGCACAGCAGGAAACGCCATTACCTTTACTCAGGCAATGACTCTGGATGCTAGTGGTAATTTGGGTGTGGGTACTACAAGCCCTTCAGTAAGACTTCATGCTACTGGGGCAGATCAATTACTAAGACTGCAAAACAACAACGCATATATTCAGTTTGCAAATACCGCAAATACAGATACTGCGTATATTCAGCAGACGGCTTCTGTTTTTAACATTATTAGCCAAGTTAACGGGGCAATGGTGTTCGGAACAAACAGCACCGAACGAGCCCGTATAGACTCATCTGGTAATTTGCTAGTGGGTACTACGAGTAGCTCTGGATACAGAGGCGATTTTGTAGGAAATACATCGTTTGGCGGCTTAAATGTAACGGGCAATTCCTCAGGTTCGTATTACACGATGAACATTGACGAATTGGGCAGCGGTTCAATGATAACCGTTCGCATCAATCGGTCAGGCGTACAAGTCGGCAGTATTGCGACCGGAGCGTCCTCAACCGCCTACAACACTTCCTCGGACTACCGCCTCAAAAACACCATCGCCCCTATGACGGGTGCTATGGCAAAGGTGGCATTGCTTAAGCCTTGCACCTATAAGTGGAACGCTGATGGCTCTGATGGTCAAGGTTTTATTGCCCACGAACTTGCTGAAGTTGTGCCTCAATGCGTAACTGGTGAGAAGGATGGCGTAAATGAAGATGGCACTCCTAAGTACCAAGGCATCGACACATCATTCTTGGTGGCTACATTAACTGCGGCTTTGCAAGAAGCAGTAGCAGAAATCAATTCACTCAAGGCACGTTTGGATGCCGCTAATCTTTAATCTTTTAAAAGGAAAATATCATGTCACAAGTAACTTGGAAAATCTCTACCCTTGATCGTGAAGTCTCTAATGGCTATGTAACGCAAGCGCACTGGACTTGCACAGCCGTTGACGGAGAACACTCTGCCTCTGCCTACGCAACAGTCTCATGGGCTGAAGGCACTCCTGCCGTACCTTATGCAAACCTCACAGAAGCTGAAGTTTTGTCATGGGTGTGGGAGTCTGTTGACAAAGCAGCTACAGAGGCTTCTTTGGCGGCTCAGATTGCTTTGCTGAAGAATCCTGTTAGCGCCAGCGGTACACCTTGGACAGCCTAATTTAAACGAGAAGCCATCACTCGATCTTGATGGCACACTAGGAGAAAATCATGGGCGAGAAAAAAACAAACCCTGTGACAATCGATGGCGTTGATTACGATGTTAATGACTTTACTGACCAACAGAGAATTCTGTTAGATCATGTGGTTGACTTAGATCGTAAACTTAATTCAGCTAAGTTTGCAGCCGATCAGCTTCAAGTTGGTCGTGACGCTTTTTTCACAATGTTGAAGCAATCACTTGAAACAGTTACGGATGTAGAGGCAAAGTAAATGGACAATCACACCGCAGAAGCAGCATCAGCAGTAGCTGCAAAAGCATCTTCAATAGCAACCTATGGAGGTGCTAGTAGTGCTATCTTTTTTGGTTTAACAGCCAATGAATTTGGTACTCTCTGTGGTGTGGTGATCGGTTTAGTTGGTCTGATAGCTAATATTTGGTTCAAGCACCAACATCTTAAGTTGGCTCGTAAAGAGGCTGAAAAAGATGATACCCATTGACCCTTTGAGCGCTTTAAATGGCTTACAAAATGCCATTTCGATGGTCAAGAAGGCTAGTAAAGTAGCCAATGACTTGGGAGGTCTTGCCCCAATGATTGGCAAGATGTTTGATGCAAAGAGCCAAGCAACCAAGGCTATGCTTCAAGCAAAGAGGGAGAAGAGAGGCTCTAACATGGGTGCTGCTCTACAGATAGAGATGGCACTAGAGCAAGCCAGAGCCTTTGAAGAAGAATTGAAGATGTTGTTCATGCAGACAGGCAAGATTGATGTCTGGAACAAGATCAAAACCAGACAAGCTGAGATGGACAGAGATGATGCCAAAGAGATGGCAGCGTTGAAAGCCGAGGAAAAGAAGGCTAAAGAAAAAGAAGAAGAAATGCAAGAGATTGCCATCATCATTGGTGGCATTGCTTTTGTTTTACTTCTAGTCTTTATTGGAATTAACGAGTTGATGAGTTTGTGTCCAAAAGGCGGCTGTGGTAGATGAACGAGTACCAGAAACAATTCGATTTGTTTTGCAGAGTACTCTGTTATGGGTGCGCTGCTTGGTGGTTTCTAGGGTTTCTGCAATTTTTGCCTAATGATTTATCAGACAAGATTGTC